TTTTTATGCACCGAAGCATTTAATATTGATGTAAAATATATGTTACATCAAAAACCTTACATCACCTACTCCCTAAATTTTTTCGCAAACCATATCGAATTTGACTGTCTACCCTATGAGATATAAGGAAAATTTTATGGAGATGTAACAAATATGATGAAAACAGAACTGCCGAAACCACCAATGGACAAAACAAGAACAATCATAACAGTTTGTCCACATTGCAAATCACACGATTTAGTAAAGGATTACCCACACGAAGAAATCTACTGCAAGAACTGTGGCTTGGTGTTATCCGAACCAACATTGAATGCAAATAATATAATACCGTTCAGTCCACCATATAATGCAAGGAATGGTATACATACAAGATATAAGCGACAAGGCATCCAAGAGTTAAGATCCTATCGTGTGACAAGGTATCGGCATAACCTTTCAGATAAGGAACTGATGAAGAAAGGAAGATGATAATATTCTTTCATCAGATTGGGGGAGCATTCTATTGTTTTTCACTTTCCTACATCTCCTACCCCCTTACTATTGGGAGTGTTCCTTTGGTCTGATGAAACAATAATATTATGGGATGATTTTTGATGGCAGATAATATTAAAGGAAATTTGACTACAATCTTGATGTATATATGGGTGTTGGTTAGCCCTTACATTGCAAAGTATGTTACTCAAGATCAGTTTATTGCTTTGGCTACTGCGATAATTGGTATTGTTATTGCTATCGTTTCCAGTTACTATCCTAACACTTTTGCATTCTTGAATAATGATAAGGAGTGCAATGCAGAATATTTGAATGAAGTGTTTGGTATTGATGAAGTTTTGAATGATGAGTATGAGGCAGATATCGATGACTCTGAAACCGAATGAGTCTTGTCCGATGGAAAGCCGTATTGTTCGTTTGGAAACGGAGCAAGAGATGTTGAAGGATGATGTGTCTGATTATAATGTTGCTCTTCGTGAGAATACGAAATCGTTGAGAGAGTTGACTAAAATTATGGTTAGGCACGATGAGATGTTGAAGGAGAATAGTAAGAATTCTGCGACAAGGAATGCTATCTTGACTGGTGTTGCAGTTGGGGTAGTGGTTATGCTTGTTGATGGATTGATACATTTAATATAATCATATTAATGGTAGGAGATGATGATATATGATGGATGAAGAGAATAAAGTGCCGTGGGGAAATGGTCATAAGTTGACAAAGGCACGGTGTGAGTTCATTTGTGAGAATCTTCGTAAGGGTAATTATTTATCCACTACTGCAAAGGCTTGTGGAATTAACAGTTCTACTTTGTCTCAATGGATTAGAAGGGGAAAGAAGGGCGAAGAACCTTATGCTACCTTTTATAAGAGAGTAGAACAGGCTGAAGCCGAAGGCGAGTTACGGTCAATGGCTATTATCGATGATGTAGCCTCTACGGGCAATTGGTTGGCATCGGCGTGGAAATTGGAGAGGAAATACCCTCAACGGTTCGGTAAGAAGGATAGAGTTGAATTGGGGGGTGATGAGGACATTAAGATTGAAATCCAGTCCAAGAAATCACCTTATAAGATGGCTACTGATGAAAGGAAACTCCTTGAAGAAGATGAATAGGTGAATGCTTATGGCTACAATCAAATGGAAACTAACTGAAAAGCAAGAACAGTACATTTGGGATAAGCATAAGTATTTATTGGTTGAAGGAAGTGCTGGTAGTGGCAAAACAATCTTTGCCGTGCATAAGGTGATTATTTATGCACTTACACATCCTAATGCAAGGATAGGAGTGTTTCGGCAAACTCTCCCTTCGTTAAGGCAAACTGCTTGGCTCGAAATCCGTGAAGCCTTGGATAATTATGGCATACCTTACAAGGAGAACAAGTCTGAAGGAGTTATGACCTTCAATACTGGGAAGAACACCAAATCGACCATCACTTTCAAATCCACCGATGATATGCAGAAGATACGGTCTATGAACCTTGATTATGTGTATGTGGAACAAGCCGAAGAGATAAGCAAGGAAGTATTCCAAGAATTAGAGTCAAGGGTTCGTGGAAAAGCCAGTATGAAGGATTATGGTCAATTATTGTTGGTTGTTACTCCATCCACAAAGTCACATTGGATTTACAAGCGATTTCATATGCACAAAGATGAGGAAGATGTGCAGATAATTCGTTTCCATTATACTGATAATAGTTTCGTGGGCGAAGAGTACATTAAATTGGCAGAAGACCGTAAGAAGTATGATTATGACAACTACTTACGATTGACCCTTGGTAGGTGGCAAGATACTGGTGGTTTGGTTTATACTCATTACAAGATTGGTTCAAGCCCTAAAGGTTTTGAATTTTATACTGGGGGCTTGGATTTCGGTTTCAACAATCCATCGGCTTTCGTATTGTTGGGTTGGCTTGATGGTGAGTGTTATGTTGTTGATGAAATCTATGAGTCACATCTTGTTAATCATCAACTCATTGGAAAAGTCACTAAATTACTTCGTAAGCACGGATTAACCCCTAATAGTCTTGATGCAGTTTATTGTGACTCTGCAGAACCCGACCGTATACAAGAGTTTATGGATTACGGATACAATGCTTTAGGGAGCATTAAGAATGTTGAAACAAAGATTAATGCCGTGAAAAGTTGTCATTTGTATATTTATCCTAATTGTGTACATACCATTCAAGAGATTGAGTCATATTGTTGGCAGAAGGATAAGGATGGTAATGATTTGGAAAAGCCAGTCAAGATTGATGACCACCTAATGGATGCGATTGGATATGGCATCTACGGTACGGTGGGCATTTTAAGTCCTTCAAGGTATGAAACAGAAGAAGCACATATTTACACTTATTAAAATAGAGATGGAGGTGATAGTATAGGTATTTTTGAGAGAGTGGCGAAAGCCAGTCAAACATTATTGAATAATGCTTACCCTAATGAGATTAGGGATGCAGATAAGGTTGATGAGCCGAAGAATCGTAATTGTGAAGCCGTGGATTTGTATAAGGCTACTCCATCTCGTGTAAGGGATACTGTTAAGAATAGGCGATTTGGAGCGACTCACGATAGTCAAGTCCAAGGTATCCTTATGGATCTAATGACCAAGACCAATACGAAATGGTACTTGGAAGGCGATAATGAGAAAGCCATTAAACATATTGAAGAGATGTGTGAAGAGTGGGATTTGGATACTCACATTGATGATGCCTTGTGGAAGGGTTTCGTGGATAGTCAAGCCTTCCGTTATGACCGTATTGTTGAGAACCATATAAGACCGAATTTCCTTGCTTATGATGGGTCTGATTTCAAGATTAAGGAAGTTTATGATGAGAATGGTGAATTGTTAGGTTATAAGCAAGTTATTAAGAAGAATGTTCGTACCAATAAGGGTTGGCTTCGCAAGAAGTTTGATGAACTGGAAGAAGATTTGGATGAATTGGAGATTTCATATACGGCAGATGAGATTTGTCATTATAAGTATATGGAGAGAGATGGGAAGCCACATAGTCTTATGAGTTCTGCCCTTGAGCCTATCTATTATAAGAGAATATTAAGGGAACAGATGCCTTTGACTGTGTATAAGAATAGTAATATTATCTCTGTTACTGTAGGTAATGAGAATAAGATGAGTTTCAACTTGTCTGAAGAAGAAAGGGATAACATTGCAGATGCAGTTAACGATTATCATAAGAAAGGGTGCATTATACTCCCTTATGGTGTTGAAGTTGAGTTGCTTAAAGGTGGTACTCTCCCACAGATTCAAGATTATATCAAATATTTTGAAAAGGAGATTTATACTGCCTTGAATACTCCAGAGGCAGTCTTTTCAAGCGAATCAAGTAACCGTGCGACTGCAGATATCCAATTGGACAGTCCTACTACTGGTAGGGTGGTTTTCTTGCAATACAATCAAGATTGGGTCGCTAAATATGTGAATGACTTGTTTGCGAAGGAATTGGCTTTGCAACACATCAACGGTAAGGTTTGGATTGAATTTGAGATGCAAAACCAGTCTGATGAGGAATTGCAACAAGAAGAGTCTGATGATGAGTCATTGCATAAGCCTATAAGGAAGAAAGGTCAAGAAGACCAAGATAGGACTGATTCAACAAGGATTGCAAGAGATGGTCAGAATCATCGTAAGAACCACGATGTTCCGAATATTACAAGGGAGCAACCAAGGTATAATCGGTAGGTGAAGTGTTATGGCAGATTTACTTACTGATTTAGCCGATTTGTTCAATTATGAAGAGTATGAAGGTGACTTGGATGAAAAACAGTATGGTTTGGCAATAATGATGCTATTGCAAGACTTCTGCAAGAAGTATAATAGCAAATCATACAATTATATCGTGAAACATTTCGATGATGATTGCAAGAAACTTGAAGATAAACTTTTAAAAGAGAACAGTAAGCAATTTGAGAAATACGAACAAGCAACAATCCGAAAGGAATTGTTAAGTCAAGATATTCCCCAAAACAAGCATAAAGATGTAAATTTAAAGTATGATGTTAAAATCACGAAGAAAGTAGTGGAAACAACTATAAAGAACACTATACAAGCCCTTCGTGATGAAATAAAATTGAATATTCAAGTGGTGACTGATAGGAATGATGAAGACTCATTTAATCTTGCACCGAAACTTCGTGATACTGTCAAAAGGATTAAGAGAGCAGTAGGTTATGGGGCGAATGTGCAAGTTCAGAAGATTCGCAGAGCATCATATGAATATCATTACGGTGAGAATGCGAAGTATTACTGGGTCACCAAGGGAGATGATAGGGTCTGTGCTTGGTGCAGACAACAAGAGAAACAACCACCAAGGCGAATGGCAGATTGGGAACTGGATCATCCACACGGTAGGTGCAGTTTCAGACCATCAAATGATGAAGCGACTGATGATTATGTTATGGTGGTGGAAGGTGGTCATAGATGATTAAATTATGGAGTATTGGTCAGTATGATTATTCGGATACTGGGATGGATAAGCCAGTAGTATATAATCAAGAGTTTCTGCGAAGGATTGCAGAAGATACTGGTCAGATTGATATAACTGATGAGCATACTGATACTGTAATTGGTTCTATTAGTGATTTTGAGTTCAAAGGTGGTGCTTTATATTGTGATGTGCCATCTACTCTCGATATTAAGGGAAAGGGATTCAGTCCAGTTTTCAACTGCGATTTAGTGGATAAGGGTAACTATTATGAACCAATTAATTTTAGTATGACTTCTGTTGGTTTGACAGAGAAGCCAAGGAGTCAGATACTGTATAATAGTGTGCAAGTGGTAGGAGATGATAATGTGAGTGATGAATTGAGAATGATGCTTGACAAGAAAGAGGAAACCATTGCAGAGCAAAGGGAGGAAATCGGAGTCTTGAACAAGCAAATGGAAGAGTTAAGACAGAAGGTGCAAGAAAATGAAGCGACCAGTAAGGATTTTGCTAAATTGCAGAAAGAGTATGATAGTCTTGTAGCGAAATCTGAAGAGTATAAGGTGGTTGCAGATAAGTTTGAGGCACAAGAGAAGGCTCGTAAGGATGAGTTGATTAAAGAGATTTGTGGTGATGACCCTAAAGGTGTGGAAATGTTCAGTAAGCATTCTGT